CTGTGCGCCCGGCTCGAACCCATTCTCACCAAGCACGTGCTGCCTTACCCGCACGAGCACGGCAAGTGGTTCAAGGTGCCCTTGTCCATCCCGGACCAGGACGGCCAACCACGGGACATCCTCCTCACTGGCGAGATGGACCTGATCGTCGACAACAACGGCCCCGTCATCTGGGACCTCAAAGGCACCGCCGACAACCAGTACTGGCGCAAAGTCGTCGCCCAACTCACGTTCTACGACCTCGCCGTCTGGATTTCGTCGGGAACCAAGACCCGCCATGTCGGACTCATCCAACCCATGTGCGATGAACGGCTCCTGGTCCTGGAAGTCACCGACGCCAACCGCGCCGACCTGATGCAGCGCATCCAGCGCTACGCCCACGGAGTGTGGGCCAACGAGCGCAGCTGCACCGAGGACACCGGCACCTGCCACTGGTGCGACGTCCGACACGCCTGCTCTCGATTCCAGAAACCCAACCTCGAAGCAGCCTTCGGCGACCTGGCCGAAGCATTCCGCAAGGCAGCCGCAGGAGAACTTTCATGACCCTCGCTGAAGACGTCGTCGCCCTCCAGGAAAAGCTCCGCGCCGCCGAACGCGACCGCGTGCGCGCCGAAGGAGCCCGAGACTCCGCGAAAGCCTCCTACGACACCGCCCGCGACGAACTCAAGCGAGAGTTCGGCGTCGAGACCGTGGAGGAAGCAGCCACCCTACTCACCCAGCTGCGCGAGGAACTGGCCGGGATCGTCGCCGACATCTCGACCAAACTCGACGAGATCGGCGTCTGATGTCCAACGTCAGCGACCTGCTCGCCTCCATCATGGCCGACGACCCGGCCGACCTCCCTGAACCCGAACTCGCCGAAGTCCTGAACTTCGACATCAAGAAGTTCGTCCTACAAGTACTCCTCGAGAAAGCCATCACCGTCGTCCCCGTCCGCGATGTCATGCCCGTCCTGAAGTGTTTTCAGTTTCAGGTCGACCGGCAACGCCTCCGGGTGATCGCCAGCGACCTGGAGATGAGCCTCATCGCCTCCACCCCGATGGTCAGCGTGACCACGCCGGGCATCGTCGTCTTCCCCGCCAAGAAGCTCCTGGAAGTCGTCAAAACCGCCGAAGACACCGACGTCCACATCCGAGTCAAAGGCGCCACCGCTCGCATCAGCATCGGTCGCGCCGCCTGGACCCTGCAACTTCCCGGCGGCCACGACTACCCGGCCATGCCGGTCATCACCGAAGCCGAATTCACCATCGTCGGCCGCCGGCCGCTACTCGACGCCATCCAAGCCGTCCGCTACGCGGCCAGCCGCGACCCCTCCCGTAGCAACCTCAACATCATCGACGTCCACGACGGCAAACTCACCGCCTGCGACGGCTCACGCATCCAGCAAGTCAACATCCCCACCCTCACCAGCAAGCTGCGAATCCCCATGAGCGCCGTCGACGACCTGATCCGCCTCCTCAAGATCAGCGAACTTGAAACCATCGACATAGGCCAGTCCAGCGACAAGCTGATCTTCCGATTCGGCAGCGACATCTTCATCGTCAACAAATTCGAGGCCCAGTTCCCCGACATGGAAGCCCAGATGCTGCGGCCAGCCTTGGAGAACCGACACACCCTCGAATGCGACCGTGCCGAACTCACTGACGCCATCCGGCGCATCCGGATCAACGCCGACGCCGAGTCCTCCGCCATCGCACTCGACTTCGACGTTGACGAGATGACGATCCACGCCAAAGACAAGTACGGCAACACCGCCACCGAGACCATCGATGCCACCTGGAACGGCCGCGGGCAGCGCACCGTCATGGTCAACCACCGCTACCTGACCGACATGATCAGCACCTACGGCGAGGAAAAGCTCACATTCCGCCTCGGCGACGACACCAAAACCCGCCGCACCCCGTTGCTCCTCCAGTCGAGCAAAGGAGTCGGAGTGTGCCAGCAGATGCTCAGTGACTGGATGCATTGATGCCAGTCTGCGAAGGAAAGGTCCGCTACCGCACCCTGCTCGACGCCAAGATCGCCTTGCTCCGGATCGATCGGGGAAACGAACCTCAGGAACGGCGCTACTACAAATGCCCACGATGCCGCGGCTGGCACCTGACCAAGATGGAGCAGAATGGTGATCGTGATCGCTGAGGAAGACCTCCGCGTCGACATCTACCGCGACGGGATGGGCAAACCCTCAGTCCGGCTTCTACACTTGCCAACCCGCCTGGTGGAGAGTTGCGGGGAACACGACACCCAGCGCGAGAATTACGACTCGGCCCTCAACGCACTGCACCGCCGGCTCGTGAGCAACGCGCTACAAGCGCTGAGCAGCACATGATTGAGAGCCGCATCGCTCAGGCCCGCCGCCTCGTCGACCGGCAACGCGGCGAAGCCTTCGCCCTCGCCGATCAAGGCAAGACCTTGCTGGAGGAGATTCGGCAGCTCAACCAGGTCATCGAGCTGCATGAAAAGGCGGCCATCATCCTGACCACGATCGGCGAGGAGCGACAAGATGCCGCGCAACGAGCCATCGAAACCCTGGTCACCCAAGGCTTGCAAACAATCTTCGGAGACGAACTGTCCTTCCACCTGGTGCCCGGAGTGCGGGCTAAGACGCCAGTGGTGGACCTCATCGTCCGCTCCACCCTCGACGACGGAACCACCGTCGACACCGACGTCCTCGCCGCCCGCGGGGGAGGACTCGCCGCCGTCATCGGCTTCCTGCTCCGCCTGGTCATCCTCCTGCTGAGCAAGAACCGGCAGGACACCGTGCTGTTCCTCGACGAGACCTTCGCCCACGTCTCCGCCGAGTACCTACCTCGCCTGATCGAATTCCTCAAAGACCTCGTCACCAAGACCGGCGTACAGATCATCCTGGTCACCCACGAAGAGTCCTTCCTGGAAGCCGCCGACGTCGTCTACCGCATCCACCAGGTCGACGGTCTCACCCAAGTCACCCGACTGTGAACACCCAGCTCTAGTCACCTGATTGAGGGACAAGCGGAATCCCGGCCGACCACGGCGGTAAGGAGGCCGTGAACCTCTCCAACGCAGCAAACTCAGTGACAACCCGCAGCGCCGCCTCCCCCGAGCTAGAGCCCGACTGGTGCGTCCTGGTCCTCTACGCCGACGACACCGAACGCGACATCAAAGGCATCTGGGGCCCCTACACCAGCTTCGCCACCTGCGAGGAAGCGCTTAGTGAGCTACGTCAATGGCCCCTGGATGGCCGCTGGGATGTCCGCCGCCTCAACAAATTCGTCGCTCGCAAAGCCGGAAACGCTCCTGACCAGCTCGTCCGCTGGACTTGGCAGTAGCAATGCACTACCTCATCGGCGTCATCCTGCCGTTCAAGTATGACGGCGACAAACTACACGAAGCCGTCGGCGAAGTCCTCAAGCCCTGGGACGAGAACGACAACGAGAACGGTCATTGGGATTGGTGGCAACTGGGTGGCCGCTGGACCGGAACCTGGTCGGAGTACGACCCAGAACAAGACCCGGCAAACCAGGAAGCCTGCTGGCTCTGCCACGGCACCGGCCTACGCGACGACGAACCAGCGCGCAGGCACCGAGCCGAGCACCCCGAATACACCTGCAACGGATGCGCCAACGGCCCCCGCCCCGGCATCGCTGTGAAATGGCCGACCAAGTGGGTCAAGCGCCCCGACCTCGACGTCATCCCCGTCACCAAGCTGCTGGTCCACATGCCAGACAACTGGGATCCCAACCATCCAAGCCGTCTCCAGCCCCCGTACGCCATCGCCGCCGCCCCAGACCTCTGGCGCGCCCGGGAAACCTGGGACGGAAACGACTTCGTCGTCGACCCCGACTGGCCGAACACCCTACGCACCACCCTCACCCAGTTCCACGACTGCTACATCGCCGCCGTGGACATCCACACATGATCACCACTCCGCACCGAATCCAGTCCTGGCTGAACTCGAACGCCCACAAAATGGACCTCTCCGTCCAATACCTCGGCGACGAGCCCAACTCCATGCGCCGGGACTGGGACACCGCCACCGCTCGCTGGTGCCTCATGGCCTCCTGGCCCTACGAAGCCGCCGCCGGCAACCAATCCATCCCCGCCGTCTACAAAGCCATCCACGACGCCGACAGCACCTTCCTATGCGACCGCTTCTACCTACCCGCCACCCCCGGCGACATGAAACTGCTGGAAAAGAATCACATCCCCATCTTCGGCATCGAATCCAAGCACCCCATCACCGACTTCGATGTCGTCGCCACCAGTATCAGCTACCCCGTGCTGTCCATGTCCTTCCTCAAAATGCTCACCATGTCCGGCATCCCCCCACGGTGGAAGGACCGCGATGCCAACACCACCCCCATGGTCATGGTCGGAGGACTCTCCTACGGAGCCCCCGAAGTCCTCGCTCCCGTTGTCGATTGCTGGTTCCTTGGCGAATGCGAAGACGAGCCTGGCAACCCTGGCATCGGCAGCGTCACAGCTCGCATCGCAACTTTCAAAACTCAAGGACGCTGGCACACCGAGCGACTCAGCTGCTACGCCGACCTCGCCAGAGAATTCAACTTCCTCTACTTCCCTCGCTTCGTAGAAGTCCGCTACACCAGCGAGGATCGCAATCACGCCGGCGTCGGCCCCCACCTGTCCAAGCAGGTCAGCGGTTACGTCAGCCTCCTTGATGGCATGCGCCTGCCCTTCCGCAAACGCCACGTCAAAGACCTCAACGCCGTCGCCCCCCTCGACAACCCCCCACTGCTGTACGCAGATGCTTCAATGGGCAGTGGGGACTTGGAAGTAGCACGTGGCTGCCCAGCCTGGTGCAGCTTCTGCTCGCTCGCGTGGAAGAGCAAACCCTACCGGCAGCGGTCAGTCGAGTACGTCACGACCTATGCGAAAAACCTTCAGGACAACATGGGGTCCACTCGCATGGCCCCTTTCAGCCCCGATCTCCCGATGTACACCCAGCGCCGGCAGCTCATCTCCAGCCTCCTGGAAAACGTGTCCGACGAGGTCGACGCCCCCAGCATGCGAGTTGACGACTTCAACGCCGACAACACGTTCATCCTCCTGCAAGTCCACGGTGGCATGGACTCCGTCAGCCTCGGCGTCGAAGGCGGCAGCCAACGCATGCGGGACCTACTCGGCAAAGGCACCTCCGACGCCGACGTTCGAGAAGCCGTCACCAAAGGCATCCGCGCCGGCATCCGCAAATTCAAGCTCTACATGATCACCAACCTGCCCGGAGAAGACGAAGGCGACGTCTACCGCATCCTGAAACTCGCCAAAGACCTCGCCGACATCCGCGAATCCATGGGCCAGTCCACCATCCGGATCCAGTTCTCCTGGACGCCTCTGCTGATCGAAGCGAACACCCCCTTTCAGTGGTTCGCGCCCCAGCCAGCCGTCCGGCTCCTCGGCGACGTCTGGGAAGAATTTCGCGACCTCAAAATCGACTTCAAGCTCGGCTCCAAAGGCCAACCCGACAAGCTCGCCTTCTTCCAGCTCTGCCAACGCGCCAGCCGCGATGTCGGTGAGGCCCTCGTCGATGCCATGTTGGAAGCCGACCAAGCCTGCTGGGGTGGCGTACCCCGCACTTTCAAAGACCTCATCGAGACCAAGCTGATCGCCCGAGGATTCGACAACGGCTACGCCGACTGCTTCGACGAGCGCAACCTGCACGACATGTTCGGCTGGGAATTCATCGACACCGGTGTCAACCCACAACTCATGTGGCAGGCATACGTCCAGATGCGCGAATTCGTCGAACACACCGACAGCCACAGCTACGATCTCAACTTCGACAGCACGTACCACGGATCCGAATGGATCATGCGCTGCAACGAACGGTGCTACGGCAAATCCTGCGGAGCCTGCGACCACGGCGACCTGCAGCATCGCGCAAACTACCTGCGCGCCAACGACGTCGACATTGACCTCGCCACGTTGCCCACCGTCGACCAACACTCCAAAGCCGTCCGCGTCCGAGCACGACTCACCAAGCCCAAAGCTCTACGTTTCGTCGGCAACGATCACTGGCGCTTTCTGTTCCGCCGCGCCTGTTTCCGTGCCCAGACCAAGCTCGGCCTCGAACACGGCATCGCGAAACGCTCCATCCGGTTCGCCTCCGACGAAGTCAAATACCGCGACTGGACCGCCGGCACCGACTACGTCGAGTTCGCCTTCACCCGACCCATGACCGACAACCAGATCAGCGTGTTCTTGCACGACGTGGACACGGCACTGGAAAACCGCATGCAGCTAGGGGAGTGGATCCGACACCCTGTCGACGCCGTCACCCTTCGCGCCGACGTCGACCTCACCATGTTCGACGTTGAACTCGATGCCGACTACGACCTAGTCACCCAACGGCTGGCCTGGTGGAACCAGCAGCAGGACATCCCCATGCGGCTCAAAATCGAAGGCGGCTACTTCGCGCCCGGCAGCGAAACCGTCAACGCCAAAGACTTCGTTAGCGACCTCTGGCACAAACAGGACGGCCACCGACTCCACATCAGGATGCTCGTTCACGGTCGACCCAACCCGTACAACATCGTCGCCGCTCTCATGGGCAAGTCCAGTTGGCTGCCCTACGCCGAACACCCTGCCCGCCGTGTCGAGGTGTTCATCGCCACCGACCGGTACCAGCAGGACTTCCTCCGCCCGATCTGCCAGACCTGCGGCCTTGGTATCCCCATCACCCTGCTCGACCAGCCATACCACCAGAACTACTGCCCGCGCTGCCTCGACGAGGTCACCGCATGAGCTTCCCACGTGTCGAACTATCCATCCGTGTCTTCCTGCCTGGACCTGAGGACAAGGACGCGATGGTCTACCAGAACCGTCGAGTCATCGCCCCGGAATGGCTTAAAGACAGCCGGTACAAGGGATACGCGACGTTCTACTTCGAAGAAATGTACGACGAAATGGTCGAGAGTCTACGAGGTCAACTATGAACGACATGCACTACATCGGAGTTGGCTTCGCCATCCTCAGCAAATACGACTCCACCGGTGAGGTCAACGTGAACCAGGAACCCACCCTGTTCGCCGGCCCCGGGGAGATGGAACGAGACGACTTCTGTGAAGAGGACCGCACCAACCTGGAAGCCAACTTCTGGCACTTCGACGAAATGATCAGCCGCTGGGGTTACGGACTGTGACAGCACCTCTGGTCACCCAACGCAGCATCGACCAACGATTCCTCGAATTTCACCTCAACAACCCCAGTGTGTACACCGAACTCGTCCGCATGGCCCGCCAAATGCAAGCCCGCGGCTACCGGAAGATCGGCATCGAACTGCTCTGGGCCGCCTACCGATGGAACCGGATGCTCGCCACCACACCCGACGACTACAACTACAAACTCAACGACCACTTCACCAGCCGCTACGCCAGGCTGATCATGGCCCAGGAAGAAGACCTCCGCGACTTCTTCCGCACCCGAACCCTGAGGACACCGTGACACCCGAAGACATTGACCACCGGTTCGCTTTCCACCCGGCCACAAGCGACGAAAAGAAGGACGCGCACAGGAGCATTCGTCAAGGCTGCCGGCAACTCGCTCACTTCATCAACGCCAGCGTCCCGGACGGCCGAGAAAAGAGCCTCGCAATCACTCAACTCGAAGAAGTTATGTTTTGGGGCAACGCCGCCCTCGCCCGACAAGAGGCCAAGGAGCAGAAATGACCAACCAGAGCCGTGATGTCGACATGGACGGAAACCGACTCGCAACCACGGCCGGCGCCGATCCGGGCAACACCGACCCGGAGAACCTGACCTCCGCCCTCGACCCCGATGACGATGTGTACGCGCTGATCGCCGACGAACAGCGCCAGCTCGACGCCGAACAGTGATCAAAGCCGAATCAGTCCCCTGCGCCGACCCGTTGTGCAGGGGACGAGCCGAGCCCGAACAAGACGGCGACCACACCTACTTCGAATGCGAAGACTGCGGTTACGCCTTCGGATTCACCCGAACGGACGTCCTCGCGAAACGAGACAACGGCTGCGCGGTAGGGGTGCCAGAGGATGTCCGACGCGCCGCATCTCAACCGATGACGAATGCGCTGCGGGCATCCGCCCCACCGCTGCTGTCGATCGGGAGACGCCCAGATGCCGCAATACACGATCAAGAACGGCATGACCACGCTTGACGTACGCCTCGACCGGGTTCCGATCTTCGACCCCCGATCGCTGGACTTCCTGATCCGCGACCTGCTTAGCGATGAACACAAGAACACGCTGGTCACGAAACTATGGGACGCCCCACCCGGCACACCAGTCCTGGACCAAGGACAAGAAGGCGCCTGCACCGGCTTCGGCACCACCAACGAACTGCTCTGGAACCCTGTCCCGGTCCCCGGCCTCGACGCCACCTTCGCCCGCGAAAAGATCTACTGGGCAGCCCAGAAAACCGACCCCTGGCCAGGCGGCAGTTACCCCGGCGCCAACCCCCAGTACGAAGGCACCGGCGTCCTGTACGCCATCAAAGCCGCCGCCAAACTCGGCTACTACGCTGAATACCGTTGGGCCAAGTCCGAGAACGACATGGCCCGAGGCGTCAGCCACCTCGGCCCGGCCATCATTGGCATCAACTGGACCGAGGACATGTTCCGGCCTGACGCCGACAACTACATCCACCCCACTGGCAGCATCGCCGGCGGCCACTGCATCCTTGCCACCGGCATCGATATCAACGCCGACTGTTACATCCTGCATAACTCCTGGGGGCCCACCTGGGGCCAAGATGGAAACTGCAAAATCAAACGATCCGACATGGCCAAACTGCTCCGCGACCAGGGTGAATGCTGCATCATCACCGCCCGCTTGATGCCCCTGAGCGACACCAATGTCTGAAACCTGGGCCACAAAATACCGCCCCCACAGCTTCAACGACCTCGTTGGTCAGCCCGCCGTTCAATTCATCCTGCACCGCATGGTCGACATTAACCAGATCCCCTCGGCCATGCTCTTCGCCGGCTGCAAGGGCACCGGCAAGACCACCACCGCTCGCATCCTCGCCGCTGCCCTCAACTGCCAGGAACCCAACAAACCCTGCGGCACCTGCCCGGCATGCAAATCCGTCTTTGACGGCACCAGCATGGACGTCATCGAAATTGACGCAGCCAGCACCGGCACCGTAGACGACATCCGTTCCCTACGACAAAACCTCCAATACCGACAGACCGGCGACTGGCGCATCGTCATCCTCGACGAAGCCCAATCCATCAGCCCCGCCGGCTTCAACGCCCTCCTCAAAACCATCGAAGAGCCCCCACCACACACCCTCTTCGTGCTCTGCACCACCGAACTCCGCAAAATCCTCGGCACCGTCGCTAGCCGTTGCATCCCGTTCCATTTCAAACGGCTCGCACCCGCCGACATCGCCAGCCGGCTCGCCTACATCGCCCAAGCCGAAAACCACCTCGTCGACCAGGATCTCCTCGACCTGATCGCCGACCGCGCCGACGGAGCCATGCGCGACGCCATCATGGCCCTCGACCAGGTCGCCCGCATCGGCCTGACCACCGCCGAGCAATACCAGCGACTCATCGGTCACACCGACCATGCCGCCGGCATCCTCGACCGGCTCGCTGCCGGCGATCTACCCGCAGCGTTCACCCGACTCGACGAAGCCCTCCGCCACGCATCTGACGCCACCAGCATCATCACCGAAGCCATCCACGTCCTCAGCGACGTCATCAAGCTGCAATGCGGGGCAGAGGTCCACAAGAACGGCCTGGCCCTCGCTCTCCGGCAAAACCTCGCGCTCACCTTGGATCAGAACACTCTCGTCGCCGCCATGAAGATCCTCTGGCAGATGCAGATCCAGGTCCGCCTCGACGACGCCCGCGCCGCCCTTGAACTCGCCATCGTCATGCTCGGCGAAGTCTTCCAAACCTTCGCCCCACCGAAACCACCCGCAAAGATCAGCCTCGCCGAAATGAGCAAGCTGTCGTGATCGACGTTGACACAGTTCAAGAGATCCAGGCCCACGTCGATGACGTTCTCGCACAGGCTGACCCTTGGCTAAATCTCTGTCCCAGCTGCGACGTCGGTCTACTCAAGACGTGCACCTGTCCTACCGGCGACTATCGCAGCGTGATGCTGGCCATGGCCTATGAAATCTCCCGGCTGCGCACCTTCGTGCAGGTGCCCGCGTGAAGCCCGCGCCCATTGACCCCCCGGAGATCTGGAACAAACTCTGGGGTGACTTCCAGGGAAACGTCGGCTGGGACATCGGCGCCAACTGTGGCCAAACCGTCCCCACCATGCTGACCCGCTTCGAACAGGTCTACGCCTTCGAACCCGCCGAGGAATGCTGGGACCACCTTCGCCAATTCGGCGGCAATTACGCCTGGTTCCCCATTGCACTCTCCGACCACGACGACGATCTACAGCTCATCGCCCTGCCCGACAAAATCGACACCGGGCAGCTCGTCACCGCTGGCACACACGGCATGGAATGGAACCCGGACCTCCCCGAAGCCCTCATCCGGACCGTCCCCGCACACACCGTTGACTTCCTCGTCAACGAAGGCGCCCTCGAACCACCCAACTTCATGAAGATCGACACCGAAGGCCACGAACTGCGAGTCCTGTTCGGCGCGCGACAGACACTCGCCGTACACCGACCCGACCTACTCGTCGAATTCCACACACCCGCGCTACACGACAGCTGCCAGACCCTGCTCGAACAGTTCGACTACAAAATCGAAACCGTGCGACACCCGCACTACCGGCCCGGCAGCCCAATGTTCTTTACCCACGGTTGGCTCCGCGCCCGCCAGTAGGTTGATTCCCTCAACCGATAGAAACGACATGCCTCGTCTCCCGCGCCGCATCGACGACTTCGCCGCGCTCGACGGTGCCTTCACCCTGCCAGACCACATCGAAGACACGAAAATGCGCGAGCTTTACGAGGTGCTCGTGATCCGCATGCGGGAAGAGGCCAAAGACCTCCCGATGAGCACCGTGCAGCAACTGCTCATCGAGCGCATCGCCTACAACTACATCGTCATGCGGGAAAAGGAACGAGGATCACTCGGCGGCTTCGCCAACGCGAACAGTCAACGCGACTTCAACGCCTTCTGGTTGAGCATGACCCAAGAATTCAACCGCATGCTCACCAAGAGTGAAGTGATGACCGGCCAGGAACGCAAAGCCCTCCTGCGCGAAGTCCAGCAGCTCATCCTCAACACCGTCAACCACTCCGTCACCGACCCTCGGATGCGCAGCAGCCTGCTCACTTCGATGGCCTCCGCATTCGACAACGTAAGAATCTGAGGAGCCCGACCATGGCCGACACCGACAAGACGCGCCCCACCGCGACGAGCCAGGCCCAGTCCGGCTCCGACAAGAAGAAGGACGACGAGATTCAGTTCTTCGAGACCACGATCACCAAACTCGTTGAGCAGACCAATCCTGACACCGGCGAAACCGAGACCATCGAAGTCCTCTCCGACAACCTCTACCCGGGCGAGAAGCTCAAGCGGGTCGACGACGAAGAGAAGGCCGGCGCCAAGCAGGAAGCCGTTCAGAAGGCCGCCGCCAAGGATCGTGACGCCAAGGCCAAGTGACGGCGTTCCCCCATGCAGTGAGCACAACTGACTGAACCAATTTGGAGAGCCGGTGGCCGTCGAGCTTGAACTGACAGGCGAAGACTACGATCTGATCGTTGCCTTCGCCGGTTGCTCGCTGGACGAGTCACCGGGATCCAACTGGGTGCAAGAGGCCGGCGGCCTCCCGGACTACATCTGCCGCATCGCCCGTGCCGTGAAGAAGACCGGCCACACCACCAGCGAAGCCATCGCCATCGCTGTCTCTCGGGTCAAGGTATGGGCTTCCGGTAAGGGCGTCGACAAAGACACCCAGGCCAAGGCCGTCGCCGCGCTCGCCGAGTGGGAAGAGAAGCGCGCGAAGACCCACGCGAAGTCTGCGGCGAAGAAGTCGGATCACGCCCTCGCCGCATCCCGGCCGACTCACATCGACGATGTCGACTTGCTGCGCATTGTCGCGCTCACACCCAAGTGTGAATTGTCTCCACTCGACCAAGTCCTCGCCTTCGCCCACAAGAACGCGCTGCAGGAAGTTCTCGCTTTCAACGATGTGCCGGGCTGATGGCCACCTATACGCTGCCGCTGAACTACGAATTCACCGTCTACAGCGGCACTAGCTACCGGCGAGAATTCCGTTGGCTCCCTGACGGTACCAACCCCATCGACTTCACTGGCTGGTCTGCGATGATGCTGGTCGGAGCCCAGCTCTCCCCGGCCGACATTGAGCTGTCCACTGACAACGGCGGGGTCGTGCTGACGTCCCAGGGACAGATCATCGTCACGATGACACCGTTCCAGACCGCCGCGTTGCAGCCCCCGGTCACCTATTACAACCTTGACCTGATCGAGCCGAGTGGGTTCGTACGCCGGTTCCTCCGCGGTCGAGTTTCCGTCGTGGTCGACGTGAAACAGCGGGCCGACCTGTGACCACCGAGGTCACCACCCTCACCGAGTCGCTGGGCATCCTTGAGGTCCGCGGCAACGATGGTTCCTTGCTGTTTGCCCTCACCCCGTCCGTCGATGTCCTGGAAATCCGGACTGACGAGCTTACCGGCCCAACAGGTCCAGTTGGACCAAGTGGCCCAACCGGTCCGCAGGGGATTCAGGGACCACAAGGCATCCCAGGACCGCCGGCTCCGCAATTCGAGCAGACATTCTCGACCGCCCAGTCGGTGTGGACGATCGTGCACAACCTCGATTCGTTTCCCGTCGTGAACACCTACGACCTTTACGGATTCCCTATCAGCGGCGACGTGACTATGCCCGATAGAAACACCGTAGTCGTGACTTTTGCTGTGCCGTTCGCTGGCACTGCCCGTCTTAAGGCGTAAGGAGTCGTACATGCGTTACGGCAGTGTTCAGGACTTCCTCAACATTCCGGTTCGCCAGTTCCGGGTTGAGGTCAGTGCCACGGCGCCGGCGGACCCGGCAGTCGCCCAGTTCTGGAGCGACACGTCCACCACCCCGGCGAAGGTCAAGTGGTGGGACGGCAACAAGTGGGTCGCCGCGGACGGAACCAGCATCCCGGTCGGCTACATCACCGACTCGATGATCAACCCGTCGGCGAACATTCAGCTGTCCAAGCTGGCCGTCGACCCGCTCGCTCGCGCCAACCACACCGGCACCCAGCCGTCGAACACGATCAGCGACTTCGACACCCAGGTTCGGACCTCGCGGCTCGACCAGCTCGCCGCGCCAACCAGCAACGTCGACGTCAACGGCGTCCGGTTCACCAACCTCGCCGCGCCGGTCGCGCCCGGCGACGCCGCGAACAAGGCGTACGTCGACAACGCCCGCGCCGGCATCAGCGTGAAGGACCCCGTCCGGGTCGTCTCGCAGGGCAACGTCAACATCAGCGCTCCCGGCGCGAACATCGACGGTGTCGCCATGAACGTCGGCGACCGGGTCCTGCTGGTCGGTCAGAACAACGGCACCCAGAACGGCATCTGGCTGTGGAATGGCCCGTCGACCGCGATGACCATGCCGCCCGACGCCGACGGCGCCGGCGACATCCCCGACGGTGCCCTCGTCGCCGTCGCCGAAGGCACCAGTGCGAACTACCAGTACATGCAGGAGGGCAGCTCCGGCGGCACCCCCGGCTCCTGGACCCAGCAGTGGCTGGTGTTCGCGATCGGCGGCCAGACCTACACCGCCGGCAACGGCCTGCTCATCAGCGGTACGGAGTTCAGCCTCGACGCCCCCGTCTCGGTCGCCAACGGCGGCACCGGGGCTGCGACGCCGGTCGCCGCTCGCGCGAACCTGGGCGCCCTGACCAAGTACGCCGCGAACCTAGGCGCCCTGACCGCCGGGGTCACCTACACCATCAACCACGGTCTCAACACCTCGGACGTCGGCGTGTGGTTCAAGACCACGGACGACTCCCGGGTCCTTGACCTGGACTGGGCGACCACCGGAGCCAACACCATCGCCGTGTACCCGGACGTTTCGATGTCGGCTGGGGCGCTGCGGGCACTCGTCGTGGGCTGATGGGTTTCCGCTTCGGGACCTGGCCGAATTTCAACGGCAAGAAAGTCGTACTAGAGGACGATGAAAGGCTCGCCGGTCGTGTCCCGACAGTTATCGGACAGGACACGACCTGGCGGGTCTCCGGCGACTTCCAGGCCGTAGGTGCTGTCCCTATCCGGGTGGATGGCACCCTCGTGCTCGACGGGACCTTGGTGATGCTGTAATGCCGCTTCAGTCGAATGTGTGGTTCGGCGCCGTTCCGCCGGCGAACGTGCCGACCCCAGCTGTCGGCTATCTCGCGGTGTTCATTTCTGACGGTTCCGCCGGCACTACCTTCGGGGTGCTGTACAAGAAGGATTCGGCGGGCACGGTCACCCCGGTCCAGGACCACACTGGCGACTTCACCAACGCCAAGGCTCAAGACGCCGTCGGTGGTGCACTACAGTCGTCCGACACCGTCGCGCTGACGTACAACACGTCCGGCCGATTCATTACCGCCAACGTCATCGCCGGGTCCATCAACACCACCCATCTAACTGACGGCGGCATCCAGAGCGGTGACATCGCGGACGCGGCAATCATCCCCGCGAAGCTGGCGGACCTCGCCGTTACCAGCGCCAAACTCACCGACCTGGCTGTTTCGACGGTAAAGATCGTCGACGGCGCCGTTACCACCCTCAAGATCGCCGACACGTCGGTCACGAACGCGAAGATGGCCGCGATGGCGCAGGCCACGTTCAAGATGCGTGCGGCTGGCACCGGCACCGGGCAGCCCGTCGACGGGACGGCCGCGCAGGCCAAGACGGCCCTGGCGATTCAGGCTGCCGACGTATCGGGCCTGGGCACTGCGGCCACGATGAACGCGACCGCGTTCGACGCGGCCGGCGCTGCGACTGCCGCGCAGGCAGCCAGCCAGCCGTTGGACAGCGACCTGACCGCGATCGCTGCACTCAGCACGACCAGCTACGGGCGCAGCTTGCTTACTTTGGCTGACGCTACCGCGCTGACTGCACTGGTCAATGTGGCCACCACCAGCGTTAACGGCCTGCTTTCGGCCGCGGACAAGACGAAGCTGAACAACCTCGGCGCCGGCTCGGGTAGCTACAGCGTCATCCAGTACGGCATCACCACCAGCAACACCGGCGCGGCCAATCTAGCCGCCTGGAACGCGCTGATGGCCAGCATCCCGGACAACTCCACGGTCAGCTTCCCACCCTCGGCCAGTCCGTACACGTTCTCCGACACGCTGGCCATTCCCACGGGAAAGCACCTACGGATCACGGGCTCCAGCAACCAGAAATCGATCATCCAGACCAGCCACGCAAGCAACGACATGTTCACCGTCGGCGACTGGTACAACGAATTCAACGGTCTGAAGTTCCAAGCTTCGGTGACCCGCACCGCCGGCGCAGCCATCAACTCTGGAAACAACGTTTCCGTTAACGTAACCAACTGCGACTTCGCGGGCATGTGGGACGGCATTGTCTACACCGGTGGCGTCAACGCCGGCAACCTAGCGCTGGTCTCGAACTGCCAGTTCACCGGGACCTTGAACCGGGGCATCGTTCTGGACGGCACCAACGCCAACACGATCATCGAAAAAGTCATCATGGACGGCACCCTCGGCGTCCAGCAGGTCGGCCTCGATCTGGTCCAATGTGGCAGCGTGCTGGTCTCCAACAGCGACTTCATCCGCGCGGTCAACAACTGCCGATTCAACCCGGTCAGCCCCAACGGCGTGTTCTCCGCCTACTTCGTCAACGTCTTCTTCGACACCAGCAGCGCCTCCAGCGTCAAATTCACCAACACCGGCAACGTCCAACGAGTCAAATTCACCAACTGCTGGTTCTCCGGCTCCGTCATCGGCTGCGAATTCGCGTCGACCGCGGCAACCCTGCCGACTGCCATCGACTTCGTCAACTGCGACATCTTCGGCAACAGCGGCCGAGGTATTTACGCCAACGGCGTACAAGACTTCAACGTCACCAACTGCCGCATCGCCGGCAATACCACCGCTGGAGTCGAAACCAATGCCTCCACCGGATCCGTCACCAAATTCAACCTGGCGAACAACTCCATCTGCCCCACCGCAGGCTTCGGCGCCAACGGCGTCGGCGTGCTCATCAACGCCGGCACCTACGGCGGCTACGCCCTCAAAAACAACGATGTCCGCAGCAACTCCACAGCCAACATCTCCGACAGCGGCTCCGTCGCCACCACCGACCTGAAGATCATCAACGACAACTTCGGGCACATCATCACCGGCAGCATCGCCAACCTCGTTGCCACGGCCTCCGCCAGCGGCACCACACTGACCGGCCTGCTCACCGCCCGCGTCCCCGCCAAAGCCGCGGTTGTCGGCCAGGTGTTCCGGTTCAAGCTGCTCGGCAACTGCTCGGCCGCCGGCACGTTCACCTTCCACGTCCACGCTGGCGCATCCGGCTCCACATCCGACACCGTCGCCTGGACCTCGGTCACCTCCGCCAGTCTTTCCGCCAATAACCGCGCAGGTTTCGAGGGGCTCCTTACGGTTCGCTCCGCCAGCAGCGTGCAATGTGAGGGACTCGGTTTCGGCAACACCGGACTACTGCCGTCCGCGACAGCCGCCCCCGCCACCGTCGCCGTGACCACCACCGGCGCCTGGTTCATCACCCTGAGCGTTACAGGATCACTTGCCTCCGGCTTCGTCGCCCAACAGGCAGTCGTTGAGGCCCTCTAATGCCCGCCCGCCCCCGTAGGGATGATGACCCCTTTGACTTCGCGGCGGCGCTACGCAAAGCCGCCGGCGAACTCCCCATTTTCGACGCTGCTGTCGCCGAGTTTGGCCTGTCGACCATCCTCGAAGAGGAACCCGTCCCACTCACTGTGTTCGTGCAGGACAAGAAGTTCCTCGGTAATCCACCACTGTCCGCGGTGCAATACGACGCTGTCCGGCACATCGAGCGAATCTACTACCCCGATCTCTACGCCAAGATCGCCGACGAATTCGAGACCGGGAAGCGCGAAGGCCGCCTGCACATCGCCTCCGCCAGTGCCGTGTGGCGTGAAGAGAAGTACTGGTCCGCGCCCCTGCGCATGACCAACTTCGCCACCCTCCAATGGGGAAAAGGCGGCGGCAAAGACCACGTCTGCCGCATCATCAGCATGCGCATCGCCTATCTCCTGCTGTGCTTGAACAGCCCGCAGGTGTACTACGGCATGCCTGAGCAGGACACCATTCACCTGCTCAATGTCGCCTCCAGCTCCGCGCAGGCCCAGCAGGCATTCTTCATGCCCATTGTCCGGGCCGTGAAGAGCGGCTGGTTCGCCGACAAGTGCACACCACGGCAAAACACGGTGAGCTACAAGAAGAACATCGAGTCGGTCTCCGGCCACAGCGACGCCGAGACCCAGGAAGGTCTCAACCTTCTGCTCGCCATCGCCGACGAAATCGACGCCTTCAAGTCCAAGAAAGAGATGATCACCCGCAAGGGAGCCTCCGCCCGGGAACCCACCAAGTCCGCTGAAGGCATCCTCAACATGATGCGGACCTCCTCAGCGACCCGCTTCCCTGAGGTATTCAAGAACGTCCGCATCTCCTACCCGCGATACCTCGGCTCCACCATTCAACGGCTCACCGACGAAGCCCGCGCCGACTTCGAGGAACGCGGACAGAAATCCCGGCACTACGTTTCCGGTCCTCTTGCCACCTGGGAAGTCAACCCCCGGGTCAAAGGCAAAGAAGCGTTCGTCGAGGATTACCGCGAAGACCCCATCATGGCCCGCGCGAAATATGAATGCCGGCCGGGCCGCGCCATCAACCCGTACTTCCGGAACGTCCAAGCCGTCGACAGCGTCTTCAAAACCTACGAAGTCATGCCCGTCACCGTCGGGTACATCATGGAGAAAGCCGACAACTCGCCTCGACGAGTCTGGACCCCCAGCTACACCTTCTCCAACGACTTCTACCCGGTCCGCGGCGCCATCTACACCATGCACGCTGACCTCGCCGTCCAAGGCGACCGCGCCGGCATCGCCATGGCCCACGTCGTCGACTACAACGAGTACGAAACTGTCACCGAAGACGAAGACGGCGCCCCCTACGTCATCCGGGAAACCCGGCCCCGCGTCAAAGTCGACTTTTGCATCTCCTACTCCGCGGATTCCTCCGCCGAACCGCCCCGCGAGATCCAGATCCGCTGGGCACGACAGCTCTGCTTCGAGCTGATCCGACGTGGCTTCAACATCCGGCTGTTCACCTTCGACAGCTTCCAATCCACGGACTCAATGCAGATCCTGGAAACCAAAGGCATCGAAACCGAGAAGATCTCCACGGACCTGTCCGAAGACCCCTGGCGGAACCTGCGAGACCTCATCTACGAAGGCCGCATTGAAATCCCACGTCCTTTCACCGAGGGATTCGACAAAGCCAAGCTTCCGTTCCTGCTCCGGGAGGAACTGCTGGCGCTTTCCCGGCTGCCCAACGGCCGCGTCGACCACCCCGCCGACGGCTCCAAGGACGAGGCAGACGCTCTTGCCTGCGTAGCAATGACGGCGGTCCAGGCCGGCGGACGGGAGGAAGGCCCGAACGAGCGCCGCTACTACGAGCCCGACGACTTCGCCATCGGAGAACGCGCTGAGCTGCCCTTCGGCGCGCTCAGCCTCCGCTCGATCTGGACCAGCGACCTGTCCTTGCCTACTGGGTGACACCGATAGGACAGGCATGACTGCGCCCTTCCGCTCCGGTGGCCGCACCACCGCCCAGGGGGTGCAGCCCAAACCACAGGCCGAATTCGAGGTCGGCGTCCCCAGCTTCCTGCCCTGGCAGACCCCCTACAAGGACGCCTGGGAAGTCCTACGCGACGAGTCCGACGTCGGCGTACGCGACCTGATCGTGATGCGCCGCACCGACGGGCAGGCCCGCGCCCTCTACCGGCTGATCACGCTGCCCATCAGGGCTGCACTCAAGACCGCCACCTTCGTTCCCGAAGAGGGTATCGACGGGGGAGAGGACGAGGCCCAGTTCATCCAGGACATGTTCACCCTGCCGGTCACGGGCGGCGGGATGCAGGTTCCGTTCGGCCGGTTCATGGCTCAGCTGGTGATGGCCATCTTCGACGGGTTCGAAGCGTTCGAGATGGTCTACTGGCAGCCCAAATCAGGAGCCCTGAAAGGTAAGTGGACGCTGAAGAAGATGGCCCACCGGCCGTCCGAGCAGCTCACCTTTCTTCTGGATGACCACAGCGAGTTCAGGGGTCTGCGCCAGCGGACCATGTATCACGGTGAGTACAAGGACATCATCATCCCCGGCGAGAACGTCCTGTACTACACGGTCAATGCCGAGGAACGCCCGTACTACGGCATCAGCTACTTCAACGCCGCCTACAAGCACTGGGAAGCGAAGTTCAAGCTGTACGTGGTGTCCCACATCGCCGCCCAGCGCGCCGCGGTCGGCACCCGCCTCGGCACCATTCCCGCGAACCCCAGCCGGGAAGAGAAAGCAGCTTTCCAGCGAGCACTCTCCGACGTTGGCATCGCCCAGTGGATGACGATGCCCGATGGATACAAGGTCGAGTCCCTCAAAGAGGCCGGCGCGTTCGACTTCCTCGCCTACATCAACCACCACAACAGCCAGATGTCTAAGAGCGTCCTGGCCGCCTTCTTCGACGACTCCCAAGGCACCGGCGGCGACGCCAGTCTGATCGACTTTGGCCGCCAGTCGGACGCGCTGTTCCTGCTCATGCTCCAGACGATCATGGGTGAGATCGAAGAGGTCATCAACACTCAGCTCATTCCCCGATTCATCGACTGGAACTTCGGCTCCGGGAAATACCCGTTGTTCCGCTTCGGGCAGATGACCGAGGAGCAGAAGGGTGCTCTGCTCGATCTGTTCAAAGCGCTCGCCGTGGTCGCCCCGGACGCCTCCAACGTGGCTCCCGAAATGTATCGGGAGATCGAAAAGCAGGTCGCCGACGAGTTCGGCCTTGAAGTTGACTGGGAAGCTGTTGCCGAGCGTGAGGCAGAAGAGCAGCGGCAAGCTGAACTGGCTGCCCAGCAACAGCAGATCGCTGAGACGGGGAACGCTGCCACCGCGCCCGCCGTCGACGCCCCGGTTGCCGGCGGGACACCGGCTACTCTGCCTGCCCACGGCGCGAACATCAGCCCACAGAACGTTCCCGACGGGTTCACCCTCACCAACTTCGACGACCTGAACCTCACCCTCAACCAGATGGCCGTCGACCTGCTCGACGACGCGGTTGCCCAGCTGACCCGAGGCCGACCCAACTCCGGCGGCCCCAAGTTCGTGCGCAGCCTCGAAGGCGCGAAAACCTACGGCGTCCCGGTCGGCTCACCCATCACCCGCGACATGGACCGCAAACTCGCCAAGCACGGCCAAAAAGGCGAGAAGTACGGCCGCGACCACTCGCACAATCCGAACCCGGCCCAGCGCCACAACGTCGCCCGCACGGGCAGCCAGGCCCAGGGTGGCGGCCAGGGCGACACCCAGAACGTCAAGACCCAAACCCTCGGCGGCGGCAAAGGCGACACCAGCGCCGTGCAGGGCAAGGACGGCGCTGGTCAGCCGCAGGAGCCGACCAGGCCGCAGCGCGTATTCACCAACCCGAATGAACCCGGCGCGCAGCTCATCGACTACGGCGACGGCACCGTCGCCATCCGGGACGCCAACGGGAAACTGACGCCACGGCAGGTCTTCGACATCTCTCGATTCGAGAAGTACGGCTGGAAAGTCGACAAGAGTCTTTCCCCGCAGGAAGAGACTGGCTCGAAAGCAGACCCTGCTGTGGTAGCTCGCAAGAAGACGACGTGACCCAGCCCGTCGGGACCGGCAACGTGCTCGCCGGGGCCGCCACCGCTCTTGCCCTGATTGCCCTCGAATCCCAGACCCGGCAACAGGTCCAAGGCACGGTCGACTCCGCCTTCACCACGATCGGGGCCGTTGGTGTCACGACGGCGTCAACCGCCCCCGCCACTGTGCTCACCGGAATCGCCCTGCTGTCCTTGGCCACGCTGCACAACACGATCGTCAGCAGCCTCGCCGTGGCCAACAACAAGGTCCGTGCTGCTATCCAGAGCGGCTACACCTCCGCTGCCCACACCACCTTCGCGAAGCTGGCCGCTGAACTCGGCGACGACGCCCCCACCGCCCTGCCCGAACTTGGCGACAACCTCGACCGGCTCGTGGCTGACGTGGACACGATGTTCGGGCACGCCCAGACCGACCTGCAGAACGGCATCGCCGGCGCCTTCGACGGCGTCCAAGGACCCAACCCCACCGCTGCCCGGATCGTCGCCATCAAACAGGCCGTCGAAAACAGCCAAGCCCGCACAACCCAGCGCGCCCAAGCCGCCGCCGGCAACAGCGTCCAGCAGGGAGCCACCGACGCCGAACAGGCCATCTTCAACCAATACCAACAAAACACCGGAATACCCGGACTACTGAAACGCTGGGTCGTCACCAGCAACAACCCCTGCGGAATGTGCGACGCGCTGGACGGCGCCCTGGTGGGCATCAACGGGGAGTTCGATCACAGTGCGTCAACCAATGAGAAGGACTACCGGCGGGTCTGGCGAAATCTTCTCGGTCCACCACGTCACCCAAACTGCCGCTGCCGGTTGGAGCTAATAGTCACTTGACGGTGAACCGCACGCGCTCAAAAAAGGGGGACGGTGCACCTATGCAACATGTACTGGTCCACATCGACCACGACCTCGGTCCGATCGGCGCGTGGAGCTACAAGAAGGGTCGACTCACCCACTTCTATCCGCAATCGCTCGACGTTGCCATCTCAGGCCGCGCCCGCCTACTCATGGCACAACGCGCCCCCGACGTCAACGTCTGCGAATGGATGGACTTCCTCGCCCATAGCGACCCCAACATGCTCGACGAATTCCAGACACTCGACATCCCCGACAGCGTCACTCTGACCGCCGTCCTCGCCGACGTCCGCCGATCCTGGGTTGCATCCGATTAATCCCTGGGAATCCAGGGAGGCACTATGGGCGAGAACTTCGTCATCGTCCCGTCGGACGGCGACGGATACGTTGAGCTGGCACGTACTCGCCAGGGGCGACTCTTCAAGAAGCACCTGCTCACCAAGGGACCGCTCGTCCATCCAAAAATCGGCGTCGTCAACATCGACGATGAATTCGTCGCGAAGCTGAAAAAGAACTTCGACGACCGGATCTGCGACATCGTTCAGGTTCCGCTGGCGAACAAGAACAATGAACACAGCGAGGAACCCGACCGTAACATCGGTGAGGTCGTCGACCTTCGAGTCGAGGGCGACAAGGTCTTCGCTGTCCTCGACGTTCGCGACCCGCAGCACGCAGCCCGGATGGGCAAGACATACCTCGGTGCCTCGGCGATGCTTTCGCTTGACTACACCGACACCAAAACACAGAAAAAGGTCGGGCCGACCCTTCTGCATTCGTGTGTAACCAACCGCCCTTATGTCACCGGACTTGATGATTACGAGGAGATCCTGGCAGCTACTACCGATAGGTCAGACGAAGCAGCCGTGCTGCTTTCTGACAACAACACGGCAGTCGTTGAAAAGCCCGCCAAGGAGCCGGAAGTGCCCGAGCAGGAGACCACCCAGACCGTGGCAGAGCCGTCCCTTGACGAAATGCTCGCCGCGCTGAAGGCCAAGCACAACATCGACGTGAGCGCGCTGCAGGCACAGCAGGCCGACGCCACCAAGCAGATGGCCCTGAGCCAGACCATTGTCGACGCGCTCACCAAGGCCGGCGTTGTCCAGCTCACCGCCAAGGACGACGACAAGCCGAGCACTGACACGGTCATCGCCGCCGTCCAGGATCTGGCCACCAACAACGTCGCCCTGACCAACCGCGTCCAGTCGATGGAAAAGCGCGAAGCCGAGCACACGGTTGACGGATACATCAGCGAGGGCCGCATTCTTCCGGCCGAGCGGGAAGCCCGCGTCGAGCTGAAACTGTCGAACCCCGAAATGTTCGACAAGCTCCTCCCGGCCCAGCCGATCGTGAAGCTTTCCAACGAGGTTGGCGTCAACAAGCCGGACGACAAGAAGCAGGAACTCGACATCGACGCCGAAGTTCTCCGGCTCTCCGCGCTCATCAAGTAACAAAAGCCCGGCCAGAAGAAAGAGGTCATCATGGCCACTCAGTACCAGAAACTTCCGGTGCCGGGTTTCACCTCCCCGACCGGCGACTACATCGACCCGGAAATCCTCTACTCGACCGCCGGCTTCACCCAGAAGGGTGTCACCATCGGTTCGGGTCAGGGCGTTCTTGCGGCCGGTACCCTCCTCGGACAGAAGACTGCCGACAAGAAGTACTACGCCTACAACAACGCGAACGCGGATGGCACTCAGGTCGCCCGCGGTGTGCTGCGCCGGGCTGTCGATACCGGAACCACTGTGTCGGTTGCGAACGACCAGGTCAGCAACATCGTCATCCAGGGCATCCTGAAGTACCCGCTGATCGTCGGCGCTGACGCCGCCGCGCTCACCGACCTCGGCGCCGTGGTCGATACCGTTCGCGGCACGTTCAAACTCTGATCGGTGCAATAGCTCAAGACCCTGGCCGGCTTTCCTCTGGCTGGGGTCTTTGCTATCGGGCCAGAAATGGCTGAATTGCGGGTAGACAACTACTCGTTCCGATGAAGAACAACACCAGGCCAGCTAAGTGAGCCCGACACGGGCGGCGCAGGCCGGACTTCGCAAGAAGTCGCTGAGTGACCGCAGATGCCGCCTAAAGGAGACATGGGCAAATGCCAGCAATCAGCCTTCTTGAGCCCATGGTCCTTCGCGGCGTGGTTGAGAAGTTCACCGCCAGCGAGAATCTGACTCTACTCAGCACGGTGCCGCAGACGCCGTGGCCATTCCCTTCGGTCACCTGGGACATCATCAAAGGCTCGCGAATGATCGCGAAGCCGAACGTCCCGAACTCCGAGGCTCACATCGTGCCCCGGCTCGGCCGTTCGCAGGCCGCCGCTTCCTTCGTGTATCTGCGAGAAAAAAAGGTTTTTGAGCCGACCACCATTCACTGGTTGCGTACGCCGGGTCAGATCGCCCAGACCAACGCTGAGCAGGCCGTACTCCGCGAGGTCACCGACCTCAACCAGCGGCTCGATATGTTCGCCGAATTCCTGCTCTGGTCGGCGCTCAAGGGTCAGATCGGGTTCGATTACCCCGACGTCGAAGCCAACGTGGACTACCAGTTCCCGGCCTCGCACAAGCCCACCCCAACCGTCGGTTGGGACACCGCCACCCCGCAGCAGATCGTCGCCGACATCCGCGCCTGGAAGCGGCTGGTGCGCCGCGACGGCCGGGTCGACATCAAGGACGCTTTCGCCACCGAGCTGACGATGGCCTACATCTTCGACTCGTTCGCCGCCAACGGAGCGTCCGCGCCGCTGCTGATGAGCGACCGGATGAAGGACCAGTACTACAGCTCGGGCACGCTCCCGGGTTTCATGGGCCTGAACTGGAACACCGTCGAGACCATCTACGACGACGACGCCGGCAACAGCACCCTGTTCGTCCCGGACAACGCGCTGTTCATGGGGAACTACACCGACCAGCGGCCGATCGAGCTGTACGTCGGACCGACCGCTGACGATGAGGCGCCGGACAACTTCACCGGCAAGTTCACCAAGACCTGGAAAGAAAAGGACCCTTCGGCCCGGCAGTTCCTGGTCGAGTGGAACATCATGCCGGTCATCACCCGGCCGGAGCAGATGCTCTACATCGCGGACGTTTCCCAGCCGTAAGGGATGCATCGGCCAAGCGACCCCCGCATCGTCGGGGGTCGCTTGCTGTATGGAGGTCGAAAGGTCTCACCTATCCGATAGGGATGACATGCAGACCGTCTTGAACTGGGCTGCTAGTGGCGCTGATGCTAGCGATCCGTTGTTCGCGCTCGTGCAGTACGGCGCACTCGGCATCATCGTTATCTTGCTGGTCGTTTACACCAGGGGTTCAGTTTCCCGGGAGCGGGAACGAACTGATAAGGCAGAGCAACTTGTTCGTGAGCTCAACGAGTTTATCCGTGGCGAGATGCTTCCTAAGCAGGTGGAGACGACGCTGTTGCACAAGCAAGTGGCGGAAGTCCTGGAAGAAGCGATCAAGGTCATTACGGAGATGAAGGTTCGTGACAGTATTCGCCGCCAAGATCAGGGTCCGCCGCCTGACGGGAGCCGTCATGGATGAGCGTGATCTTCATTCTCTACTGAAGGACATTCCACAGATGAGCGAGCGGCAGCGGCAGGAGTCGGAGGATGTTCTGGAGCAGCTGCAGCATGCGGTCGAGGAGCATGAGCGGATTCTCGCCCGTCAGGCTCTGTTGATTAAGTTGCTGCGAGAAGAATTGAAGGACGTGAAGAAGTGACTGATCCAGGGTCGTTCCCCGACACGGGCCGCGAGAGTGAACTGCGAAGCACGCTCATCGTGGAAGAGCTGGTTGCCTCGAACAATGAGTCAAACCGGACGATGTTGAATTTGGTGGAGCGGGTGCGGGAGGAGACAGCGGCGCGGGATCGGAAGGTAGATGCTTTGGAGCGCTCGCATCAGCAGATGCGCTGGGTGATCGGTTTGGCCCTGGTGTTGACCGCCGTGCTGCTGTCGTTGGCCGTGTTCAACGCCATCAATCTGAACGCAACTCGTAAGTCTCAGCACCAGGTCGCGTTGATCGCCAGGAACACCGCCGAGACTAACCGCACCTTGCTCGATTGCCTGAACTCGACCGGCCGCTGCGGTCAGCTCAACGCCGCCAACCAGGCGAAGGTGCTTGACACGGTGAAGCTGTACGAGCTGACCGTGCTCTATTGTGCTCGAACGAATCCGCGAGACGTCGATCCCAAAGGCGACAAATTCATCGCCTGTGTCAACCAGTTGTACCCGGGTGCACCTCAGCTCGACCGTAGGGGTGAATGACCGCGGGGAAAGGCTCCTTCCGATGTAGTAGGTGTGTCCGGGACCGACAGCACTGTGCCGCCGCCTGCTGAGCGGCAGTCGAATCGCGCCCGTCGGTTCGTGCCGAAAAGGTCGCCTCGTGCGGGATTCCCGCTGATCACCGTTCCTGCGGCTCAGGAAATTCGCGGTCTGAGCATGTTCGGATCGGATTTGGATACTTCCGATCCTGACGCTGGCGGCGGCCGTGGCTTCACATATCAGTGGGAAGAAGCCGCGCAGGATCTGCATGAGGAGATTCAGACGGTCGCTGCTGGTGGCGGGGTTTCTTACACCCACCACCAGACGGTTCCGGCTGCCACCTGGGTTATCGATCACCACATGGGCTTGATTCCTAATGTCGTGCTTTTGGATGGCAGCGGGCAACAGATGATCGCCGAGATCCAGTTTCCCAGCGACCAGACGACGGTGATCGTTCACAGCGCGCCATACACCGGCACGGCTTATTTGCGGCCCTGACAGGAGACGCCCGAGATGCCCATCAATTTCACTAACGTTGTTGATCTCAACAACAATCGCATCCAGAACGTAGGCGCTCCGGCCCTTTCCAGCGATGCGGTCACTAAGCAGTACGTCGACAACATTGCGACGGGTCTGATCTGGAAGGACGCTGTTCGGGTCGCTGCCTCTACGAACGTGAGCGTCTCTGCCCCCGGCGCCGCGATTGACGGGGTCACGCTGGCCGCGAACGATCGTGTTCTGTTGATGGGGCAGACCAACAACGTTGAGAACGGCATCTACGTCTACTCCGGAACGTCGCTGGGGCGCTCGGTAGACGCCGACACGAATGCGGAACTGCGCGCTGGCACCGCGGTCACGGTGTCCGAGGGCACCAGCAACGGCAACCACACCTTCGTCCTGATCACCGACGGGCCGATCGTCGTCGGCACCACCGGGATGGACTGGGCGCTGCTGAACGCCGGCACTGCCCCGGTCTACACCGGGCAGAACGGTGTCGACATCACCAACCACGTGGTGACCGCCGTCCCGGCTCCCAACGGCGGCATCTCGGTCAACGGAACCGGCATCGGGGTCATCGCCGACCCGGCCGGCGGCCTCCAGGTCGGCAACAGCGGGGTGGCCACCAAGCTGGTCGCGAACACTGCCCTGTTCGCCGACGCGGCCGGGCTGCGGTTCGTGCCTCGCACCGCGGCCGGCCTCAGCACCGACGCCAACGGTGCCGGCGTCGTACTGAAGGCCAACTCCGGACTCGCGGTAGACGCCACCGGCATCCAGACGGTCATCGCCGCCAACAAGGGCCTCACCGTTGACGCCACCGGACTGCAGGTCGTCTCCGGCAACGGCATCACCACCGACGCCACCGGCGTCAAGGCGGTCGCCGACCCCAACGGTGGTCTCCAGGTCGGCTCCAGCGGCGTCGCCACGAAACTCGCCACCCCCTCCGGCCTGAGCGCCGACTCGAACGGGCTGACCACGGTCGCCGCTCCCACCGGGGGCCTGAGCGTCGGGGTGGCCGGTCTTGCCGTGGTGCCGAAGCCGAACTCCGGTATCGCGGTCGCCGCGGCCGGGGTCAGCGTGGTCCTGCGGCCCAACGACGGCCTCGACGTGGATTCCACGGGGATCGGGATCACCACCGATCCGGCTGGCGGCCTGGCTACCAGCGCCACCGGGCTGGCCGTGGTCGCCCGCCCGAATGACGGCCTCGACGTCGACGCGACCGGCGTCGGGATCACCACCGATCCGGCCGGTGGTCTCGCGACCGCCGCCGCTGGCCTCAAGGCCGTACAGGGTCTCGGCATCCTGGTCGGCACTGACATCAAGATCGACACCACGGTCGTCGCCCGGCGGTTCGCCGCCACCGTCGGCGACGGGGTGGCCACCAGCATCCCCATCGTGCACAGCCTCAACACCCGCGACGTGCAGGTTGAGCTGTACGCCACCGCGGCACCCTACGACACCGTCTACGCCGAGGTGCAGCGCACCGACGCCAACACCGTGACTCTCCTGTTCGGGCAGGCCCCCACCAGCGGCCAGTACCGCGCCGTGGTCGTCGGCTGACAAGAACACGCTGAACCTCGGAAGGAGCCGCTGTGCCGTCAGTCGGATCAGGCTCTCGCGTGCCGCCTGGCGGTACAGCAGGATCCTTCCTGCAGAAACGATCCACCGTCGACTACGACTACCAGTGGATCATTTCCCCAACCGGTCCACAGGGTCCTAAGGGAGACCAAGGTGACCCAGGGGCGACGGGAGCCACCGGTCCCGCCGGCGCAACGGGCGCGACTGGTCCGCAAGGACCCAAGGGCGACCAGGGCGTTGCCGGTCCAACGGGAGCCACTGGCGCTACCGGTCCAACGGGCCCGACCGGACCCGCTGGATCGGCCGGCGCTACGGGACCGCAAGGACCACAGGGCATTCCGGGAACGAGCGCCAGCACGAGCAAGGTGACGGCAAACGCTGTCGCACTCGGCACGCAGGCCGGCAACCAGGTGGCGTTCACCTTCTACACCGTGCCCTCGATTGCAGTCCGAGGGATTGTCAGTCTCTTCGCTGTCGGCGTTGACACCACCGGCTCCTTCGACATTGAGGTACGAGGCTCAGGCAGTTCCAGCGGGACGCTGTTCCTGCAGGCTATTGCCATTACCTCAACGTCTTACAGCAACCCCACCGTCTGGTACTTCGAAAATGACGGTGGCACCCAAGACCTGTTCGTCGGCATCCGGAACACGGGCACCAGCTCGCGAACGTTCACTTTGTCAAATTTGCGAGTGGAAAGGTTCGCCTGATGACATACGCGACTGGAACGATTACCAGCAGCTCTCCGGCGAAAGATCTGATGGCTGCCCTCGGTACGTCCATCGTCTCCGGCGGAATGACGCTGGTCGAGACCTACGCCACCCCCACCAATGCCTCCTGGTCGTCGGTGGCTTACGGCAACAGTCTGTTCGTGGCTGTTGCCGCTAGCACGTCGACGGTAGCGACCTCTCCAGACGGGATCACTTGGTCCATCCGGGTTCTGCCTGTCGTTGCTACCTGGACATCGGTGACCTACGGCAACGGCTTGTTTGTCCTCGTCGGAAACGGTACGGCTTTCGCCACGTCCACGGACGGAATCACCTGGACTCAGCGGACCGCACCGGTGTCAGCGAACTGGTCGTCGGTGACCTACGGAAACAACCTTTATGTGGCGGTCTCCATCAGTGCGTCGACCATCGCGGCGTCCTCCCCGGACGGAATCACGTGGACGCAGCGGACACTCCCGGTTGCGACCAACTGGAGTTCGGTGACCTACGGAAATAATGTGTTCGTCGCAGTCACAGCCACCTCGTCCACGGTTGCCGCTTCCTCTGCAGACGGAATCACCTGGACTCAACGGACTTTGCCGGTCACTGCATCTTTGACGTCGGTGACATATGGCAACAGCCTCTTTGTGGGGGTCTCTTCAGGGTCCACCGTGGCAGTGAGTTCTCCCGACGGGATTACCTGGACTCAACGGACTTTGCCTTTCTCTGCCACCTGGGCGTCAGTGACCTACAGCGGCAGTCTGTTCGTAGCGGTTTCAAGTTCGTCAACGGTCGCAGCGACCTCGGTGAACGGGACCACTTGGACGCAGCAGACCCTGCCGGCCTCAGTCGCCTGGACCTCAGTGACCTACGGCAACAGTGTGTTCGTGACGGTCGCAAGTGGCTCGACCACGGCAGCGACCTCCCCAGACGGGGTCACCTGGACCGCCCGGACCCTAACCGGTGTGTCGACGAGTCCGACAGCTGACGTTTACAAGAGTCCGGCAGCATCGAATCAGTTCGGTCAGGACTGGTATCTGATTCTGCGTCGGGCCAGTGATTTGAACACGGTGCTGTTCTTTCAGGTCGCTGAAACTTACAGCGTGGCCACGCATAAGGCGAGCAACATCGGTGGGACCAGCCAAAACGTCATCCCGGTAGCAACTAGTTACGCTAATCCGGCGGCGGCGATTGCTCCTGATTCCGGATCGGCATTTGGGGCCGCAGCCAATCAGACATTGACAACCACAGCGTTCACGTACTGGGTAAGTGCTAACGCCAATAGGGTCGTAGTCGGCATCAAAACGTCGAATGAGATCGGATTCTACGCCGGCCTGTACGACGACCTGCTACCTACCGGAGTGACCCAATTCCCGCTGGTCTGCGCGCGGATGCCGACTGCTCAAGCCAGTGCTGGCGCCATCGGCGGCAATGCTCCGCAGGCGTCAGGAGGATTTACCCGCGAGCCTGGGCAGACAGCAACGAGCGGGAGCAACTTTGAGGCGGCTATCCACAACGGTTACGCGCTAGTCAGTGCCAGCGGGACGCTTCTTCCCGTGAATTTCACCCCGCTGCCTTCGACGTCTTCGCTTTATAGCGGGAACGCCGGCGCGCTGTCTCGGTGCATGATCGGTACTACCCGGCCTGTGTCCAACTTTCCGGACGCGGTACGCGGTCTACTGATTGGAGTGTTCTGCTCAGGTATCACCTCGATCGCCGGAGACACCATTACCGCAGGTGGAAAGACTTACGTGCGGTTCACAGGTCCAATAACTACCTACGGCTTCTTCGTCGATCAGGCACTGTGATGGCTGCCCTCACCTCTGCTGGCCCCTGGCCCATCCCCGACTCCGCCTTCGTCACGTACGCGGCGCTGCTACCTGTCTACGGCAGGGTGACACCGCGGTTGGCTCTGTCGCTCAGCCCAGCGGCGACGGCGGCAACCGGCGCCGGCAGTAGTTCCGGGTCGTCCACCACGGTCCCTGCCGTACCCGTGTTCACCCGCTTCCCGGTCACCCCCTGAGCAGTCGCTCGACCCGATAGGTCAGAGCGAAAGGCGGTGACCGGTCCATGCCTAAATTCCTCGGCAACGCCCTGACGATTCCGGCAGCAGCCACACCCGTCCAGGCCGTACAGCGAGGCTACGTCGACACCGCCGACTCGGCCCTCTCCGCCCGGGTTGCCGTCCTGGAAGCCGGGGGAGGCACCGGATCCGGTGGGCAGGCCCTCGCGGTTCGGTCGGCCAGCAGCGCCATCACCGCCGCCGCAGGCGACTTCGTTCTCGCCGACGGAGCCGGCGGCGCGTTCACCGTTACCTTGCCGGCCAGTCCCGCCACGAACACCAGCGTCGCGGTCAAAAAGGTCGACAACACCCTCAGCCTGATCACCATCGTCGGGTCCGCAGGGGCCACCATCGACGGTGACTCGACGTGCACGCTCACGCAGGCCCAGTCCGGCGCGGTCTTCGTCTTCGACGGCGCCAACTGGCGGGTGGAATCGACCGTCATCTTCGACCCCGGTGCCAAGAACTTCACCTACCGCGGCACCTGGGACAACACTGTCGCCTACGGCATCAACGACGTCGTCTTCTACAACCGCAACGCCTACGTCGCGATCCTCGGCAGCACCGGGGTTACCCCCGCCGTCGACGCCAGCAACAGCACTTGGGGACTGCTCGTCCGGCATGGTGACGACATCACCGCCGCCGTTGGCACCGTCACCACCGGCGCGGCCGGCAGCAACGCCTCCATCACCCTCACCGGCACACCCGACAGCCCGACCTTCAACTTCACCATCCCCCGAGGAGACAAAGGAGTCCAGGGCGACCCCGGCCCCACCGGAGCGACCGGGGCAACCGGCCCGACTGGAGCCACTGGCGCGACGGGCGCCCAGGGCATTCAGGGTTCCAAGGGAGACCAGGGTGATCCTGGCCCGACCGGACCATCCGGCCCGACGGGAGCCACCGGCCCCCAAGGACCCAAAGGCGACACCGGCTCGCAAGGCCCGACCGGCCCGACTGGAGCCACCGGCACGACTGGGGCAACCGGCCCCGCCGGCGCCGATGGCGCCACCGGCCCCCAAGGACCCAAAGGCGACACCGGGGCAACTGGCCCGGCCGGCGCCCAGGGAGCCCAAGGAGCCCAGGGGGTTCAAGGTCCCGCCGGCGCGACCGGGGCACAAGGTCCGCAGGGTCTCACTGGCGCCCAAGGACCCAAAGGCGACACCGGTGACACCGGTCCAGCGGGTGCCACCGGCGCGACCGGCCCTCAGGGCACCGCCGGTGCAACTGGCGCCACTGGGCCGGCCGGGACGGCAGCCACTGTTGCCGTTGGAACCGTCACCGCGCTCGCTACCGGCACCACGCCCACCGTGACCAACTCGGGGACCAGCAGCGCCGCCACCCTGAACTTCGGCATTCCTACGCCGACCCCGACGATCGTCAATATCGACAGTGCCTCAGTCACCGCCTACACGGCCAACGCCGGCGAGCTGGTACTGGTGACAGCCGCCGCCGCCGCTGTCATTGTCACCCTGCCGGACGCGGCCCCGGTCGGTTCGATCGTGACGGTCAAGAAGGTCGACACCACCTTCGCGTTCACCGTGGCGATCGCGCACATCGGACAGGTCTCCGACTTTCCCGCCCCACGGTTCCTGGACCGACCTGGCCAGTCGATCACCTGCATCAAGGGTGGATCTGCTGCCAGCACCTGGTACCAGATCAGTGAGGCCGGAGCGGCCCGCTATCGAGGCGTGTTCACCAGCACCGCGCAGTACGCATGCTCCGACATCGTGTCCTACGAGAACTCCCTCTACGTCTGTGCCCTCTACGGCGGAAACATCAACGGGAACATTCCGCCGAACAACAGCACTGGTTGGACACAGCTGAGCTTCGGCGTCTCCTACCCGAGGCCGATCACGGCAACCAGCATCAGCGGCGACGCCGGCGAGTTCCTTCTCTGCGACGCGACCAATAATGCGATCACCGTCAACCTGGTAGACAACTCCTCGTTGGCCCCCGGTGTGCAAATCTGGGTCAAGAAGACCGACGCCAGCGCCAACACCGTCACGGTTAGCCCCGGCACCAAAGGGCTGGAGACATCCGCACAGCGGATCCTGACCCGGCAGGGCGAGATCGCCCGGTTCTTCTACCTCAGCACCGCCGCAGGCTGGATCAGTCCCGACGGAACCGGGGAAATGCACTACCGGGGGACCTGGGCAAATGGAGTGACTTATGCGCCCGGTGACGTTGTCGTCTCCAGCGCCCTCCCCTACGTGTGGACCGGTACGGCGACCACCAGCTCCGCCGTACCTGGAAGTAACGGCTCCTGGGTGGTGATCGGCTCCGCTGGTCCAACAGGGCCAGCCGGCGCCGCCGCCACCGTCGCTCTGGCCACGCCGGCTGCTGTGGCGCTTTCTGCTGGGGCAACACCGACGGTCACCAATAGCGGAACCAGCGCCGCTGCCGTCTTTCAGTTTGGCATCCCTGCGGGAGCCACCGGGGCAGCAGGTGTCGGCGTTCCTACCGGCGGTACCACCGGGCAAGTGCTGGCGAAGACCAGCGGGGTTGACTACGCAACAGCGTGGACGACCCCATCCGCTGGTTCCTCCACACCTGACGTGATGGTTCTGATGGGGGCGTACTGAGACGATGGCAACGACACCGAAATGCCTTTATCGAGGAGTCCTGCCAGCGGCTGGCGGGGCGGTCTGGACGGCTCGGACGCTGCCGGCCTCGGTGAACTGGCAGCTGGTCATCTATGGTGGCGGTCTGTTTGTCGCCTCAGCTCAGGGCAGCAGCACACTGGCGACCTCGCCGGACGGAATCACCTGGACCGCGCAGACTTTCCCCTCGTCGAAAACTTGGGCGGTTGCCTACGGTAACGGGCAGTATGTTGCTGTCAGTCAAGGCTTTACAGCGGCGGCGACTTCCCCAGATGCTGTTACCTGGACAGCCCGGACGCTGCCTTCGGGTTCCGGCTGGATCTCGGTGACTTACGGCAACGGTCTGTTCGTCACCGTCGCCAGTGGAAGCACAGCGGCGGCCTCCTCACCGGACGGAATCACCTGGACTGCCCGGACTCTGCCCTCCTCGGCAAACTGGCAGTCGGTTGCCTACGGCAACGGAACATTCGTGGCGATTTCCTATATCAGCTCGGCCGCGGCGACGTCGCTCGACGGAATCACCTGGACCGCGCGGACGATGCCGTCTTCGACGTCCTGGTCCTGTGTCACCTACGGCAACGGCTTGTTCGTTGCTGTCGCCCAGAGTGGTGGCACTGCGGCGACCTCGCCGGATGGCATTACCTGGACGACCCGTTCGATGTCCGCCGCAGTGACCTGGAACTCTGTCACCTATAGTGGTGGCCAGTTTGTTGCCGTGGCCCAGAACAGTTCGATTGCGTCGACTTCTCCGGATGGGATTACCTGGACCTCACGGACCATGCCCTCCGCGGCAACCTGGTATTCCGTCGCCGGCTCCGGGGGAACGTTTGCAGCTGTTGCTAGTGCCAGCAACTCGGCAGCTAGTTCTGGTGCTTCGTTGTTGTACACCGCGCCTGCTGCGACGTCCGCGGTATTGTCGAGTATTTGCCTGACGAACTCGGCAGCTTCGTCGGCCACGGTCACCCTGCAGATTGATGGAGTGGACTTGTTCCCCGGCGTCACAGTGCCCGCCAATGACAAATTGATCTACAGCATTCGGCAGACCCTCGACCCAGGAAAGACGATCAAGGGCTTCACCGCCGGGGCGGCAGTCAGCGCGCACCTGAGCGGGGTGGAAATCGCGTAAATCTGACCGCTCGAATTCGATCTGAGTCTTTGATGGGGGTGTACTAACAGCGATGGCGACGACATCGAAGTGCCTGTACCGGGGGTCACTGCCCGTAGTCGGTACTTGGACTTCACGGACTCTGCCGGCGTCCGCGAACTGGATCAGTGTTGCCTACGGCAACGGTCTGTTTGTCACTGTCACCTATGGTGGAACCGCCGCAGCGTCTTCGCCGGACGGCATCACCTGGACCGCTCGTACCCTACCTTCCAGTCAAAGCTGGATCAGTGTTGCCTACGGCAACGGGTTGTTCGTTACCGTGGCACAGAGCAGCACGGCAGCCGCTTCCTCGCCGGACGGCATCACCTGGACCGCGCGCACCCTGCCCTCCAGTCAAAGCTGGCAGTCGGTTGCCTACGGCAACGGCCTGTTCGTAGCTATCGCGACTAGCTCCGCGTCTGCGGCTACTTCACCGGATGGGATCACCTGGACGACCCGTACTCTGCCGAGCGCGGCGGCTTGGTCCTCGGTGACTTACGGCAACGGCCTGTTCGTCGCCATCGCCGGAGGCAGCACGTCGGCGGCGACTTCGACGGACGGAATTACCTGGACCGCGCGGACTCTGCCCTCCTCCTTGTCGTGGACTTCTGTTACCTATGGCAACGGACTATTCGTGGCAGTCGCGCAGGGCACCAGTTCGGCGGCCACCTCGCCCGACGGGATCACCTGGACGACCCGGTCGATGCCCGCCTCCCTGACCTGGAATTCTGTAACGTACGGCAATGGTCTGTTCGTAGCCGTTGCTACTAGTCAGACGGCAGCCATTTCCTCCGACGGGATTAACTGGACGATTCGGTCTATGCCAGCTTCTGGAAGCTGGTACTCCGTGGCATATGGCAATGGCGCGTTCGCAGCAGTCGTCTTCGGCTCGGCAGCAGCAGCGAGTTCAGGCGGGACTGCCCTTCTATATACCGTTCCGGCCGCCACCACGACGATTGTCACCGATGTGGTCATCGTCAACTCGGCTACGGCTAGCGCAACATCAGTTACGCTGCAGCTTGATGGTGTAGATCTGTTGGGGCAAAGCGCGATCCCTGCCAGCAGTAATCTGATTCTCAGTCCGCGCCAGGTTCTCGACTCGGGTAAGACCGTTAAGATTTCAACCGCTGGCGGCTCAGCGGTAACCGTGCACATGACTGGAATTGAAATCTCGTAACATGTCAACTCGACTGCTCAGCCACCGTCTCTGACCCTCCTCGTCAGCCTGCCACCGATAAGGACGGTGAAAGGTGGTGGCCAACCATGCCCCGAGGAGTACCAGCGAATGGCCGGCGTCAGTCCCGTTTCAACCCAGGCGCGGCCAGGGACGTCGAAACGACCGACGCCGTCAGCACCGAGGACGCACCGGATCGAGAGTCTTGGACCGCCGTTGACCAGGAACCGGCCCTGCCCGAGCAGCCCGCCGACATCGTCGTAGAGCTGCCGGCCAGTGCCTCCGACGTCGAGTTGACTCCGGAGCAGGCCGAAATCCAACGGCTGCGCGATCTGCTCGCTCGAGAGACCGGCCGCAAAGACGTTGACGTGCCGGTGAGCGAGCTGACCCGGCCCGGCGACGACAAGAACATCCTGATCCATGTCCTCGAAGATGGCTTCACCGCCCTCGGAAAGGTCTGGTACCGCGGCGAGGAACTTGAATTCGAGCCCGGCGGACGCGCCTACAAGGACACCTTCAACAAGCGTGGCCAGACCTGGCTCGACCTCCGGAACGACGAGTTCGGGCAGGCCGAACGCTGGGGAAAGATCATGTTCCGCAACGGTCCCTGGCCCGGCAAGAGCTACGCCGACGGCACCTACGAGGTACTGCGCAGCATCGCCGAGACCGGACACGTGCCACCACCGAGCCAGGCCGAAATCGAGGCCGCAGAAAAGGCCCGCAAGAAGCGCGCTGCCCCGCACCTGCCTGCCGGCATCTGAGCCAAGGAGGGCAAGAACATGCTGCCCGTCCCGACCACGCAAGAACTTGCTGACTTCTCCGGCCGGCCGGTGCAGACCTACGGGACCTACGCCGGCCAGGCCCTCACTCAGGCCACCCTGATGTTCTCGGTGGCCACCGAGCTGGAGGTCTGGCCGGACGACCCGGACCTGGCTCAGGTCGCGATGAACGCCATCCTGGAGATGGCCGACAAACTCGTCCTGGAACAGCCTTTCCAACTGGCTAAGGCGTCACCGTTTCAGAGCGAGACGATCGCGTCGTACAGCTACTCGCGTAGCGCGAGCCTGGCACGGGCAACGGCGGTCGGCGCGGCAGCAGCGGAGAACATCGGGGCGGGTCTGTTCTGGTGGGAAGCCGCCATGGACTTGTTCCGGCAGAAAGACGTACTGCTCACCTCTAGCGGATCCATTTCCTCCCAGGAAGACGGCCTGGTCGAAGGGCCGAACGGGCTGCGCATCGAGAACCCCATCGAGCAAGGCCACTTCGACCGGCCGCCGTACATCCGGATCAGCTAATGCGGCACCTCTACAACTCGCGCTGCGAGGTCTTGCGACTCACCGTCGACATGCAGAACGGTCTCGCCCTACAGAGCTGGCAGAAGCTCGACGTCATCATCGACTACTACCTGGCCGTACCCGGCGAACTGATGTGCCGGCTCGACCTCATCTTCCAGCGGCCCGGCAAAGACCAGCCGATGCCCCTGGTCGCCGGCCGCGCCCCCGACCGAGTCGGGCTACTGATGTTTGACCCCACCGACGAGATCCGCTCCGGCGACCGCTTCCACGTCCTACAAGGACCCGTCCAGGGCACCTTCGAGATCCGGGTTATGCCGGACCCCGCCCAAGCCTTCGGGATGCTCGCCCACCACATGGAAGTCCAGGTCATCGAGGTCGCCCAGAACTTCCAACCCAACCTTCTCGATGCGGATCTAGGGCCATGAGCGAATACGACTGGGACGTCCGGTGCGCTGACCTGGAACTACGCCGCCTGCAAGGTGGCTTCACCCAGGAGGACTGGCTGCACTTCGCCGGGATCGCGACGCTCGCCCACAACACCGTGGTCAACGACATCCACGTCGAAACCGGCAGCCTTCGGGAATCCACCAAACTTGAGTTTCTGGAAAGCACCCACGAACGGTGGTCGGCGCAGATCTCCGTCGGTGGCGCCTCCTTCGGGGTGAAGAACCCGGTCCGGTACGCGGCCAGCGAGTTCTTCGGTTACAGCACCAAGTACGGCGGCCCGCCAACGCACTCGTACATGAAGCGGATCGGCTGGACACCCACTGAGTTCGGCGGCAACTACTCGCAGGGCGTACCGGTCGAAGACGACATGATTGGACCCGTCACGTCGTTCTTCTCCCGGGGCCGGCGCACCCCACACCCTGAGGCCGGTGGGCTGTGACGACGCCCGTGACCGCCGACGACATCGTCTCGGGCGCAGTCACCTACCTGCTGGCCCAGCCTGAGATCGTCGCCGCCGTCGACAGCTACATCATTGGCGGAAAACAGACCCCCGGCATCTTCCAGTACCGCACCTGGACCCCGATCGAAGGCACCAGCACCACCTGCGCCGTGCTCACCAGTGACGGTGGCTGGGCCGGCGCGAACCTGTACAACACCCTGCGTTTCCCCCGGCTGACCTGCAACATCTGGGCCGACCCGATCCGCGACGCCGGCCGCAACCTCGCCGACCCCGGTGAAGTTATGCGTCGTTCCTTCGCCGTTTACAAGGTGTTCGACAAGTACCTGCACCGCACCGCCGGTGCCGAGGTCTACTTCGGAACCCTACGGATCATCTCCAGCGTCCGGCTCACCGAGCCCACGATCATCGTCGTCCCCGACGGTGACGGCCTCGTGCGCTGCCAGACCACCTACGCGATCACTGAGGGTTAACCGTTCCCGTGAAGCTACTGCTCAAGAGTCCGACGAACCCACACTCCGGCTATGGCCAGGACGGCATTCAGCTGGCGCTGGCGTTCCTCCAAGCCGGCGTCGACGTGTACCTCGACCCAGCCGCTGTCCAGGCGCCACTGCCTCCCGAGGTCGCCGAGCTGCTGTG